AGCGTAAACCCGTGCATCCGCGCCGTGATTACGGTGCGATGCCTTGGTTTGAGCTTGTGCATCGCCGCATTGATGTATTCGGATGGGCTATCTTTGCATCCATTGGCGTCAATGATTGTGTCAATGTATTCACGCACGTCACCATCATCGGTAGGCGTCTTGCGGTTTAGAACGTCAACCAAAGACACTCGAATTTTAGGGCTGTACATATTATTTGAGGATGCGATATGGCCTCTAATCTGCCAGATGAAATGTGTTGAAAGCCGTGTACCCGCGTCTAGGTCAAACGTATTCATTGCGTGAAGAAACGCCATGCGGCAAGTTTGCGCAGCATCATCCGGGCTTGGTTTTCGGAATGACCATCTTTTGATAGTCGGTTCAAACGCCGCCATAGCCTCATTGAACGCGGTTTCATCGCGGTCCTGTTGCCATCGCTGGATTAGTTCTCGCTCTCGTTCTTTGGTTAGCATTCCCACTCTGCAATCTCCCTTATCGCGTCACATAGCGCAGATGGTGGACTTGGGATCGTAACCCCCAGCACCGCCACGTGGTCAACCGTGATGTTGTCTGGCTCATACCAAACAGGCGAACCCCTGACGCCGTAGTCAGCGCGGGACATATCCGCGCTGAGTGTTGCTTCTAATACGTCGGTTGATACGGTTGTCGTGTGGCGTGTCACGACTGCAACCGCATAGGCATGATAACCAACGTGAACGCCGCGTCTGCATCATCCTCAATACGCGCGGGGGATCCAGCATCAACAACGTACATCACTGCATTGCCTTCTAAGTGTTGCATGGCGGATGTAACGTACTTGCTATTGAACCCGATACGCACTGGGTCGCCTTCAATTTCTGCGGCGATGTGATCCTCAATCAAGTTAGTGCCAGTCCGACCAAACACGCCAATACCATCCGCGCCGATATCCATTGCGACTGCGTTGTTGGTCTTGTCCAGAACCGCCCCCACAAGGTCAACAGATGCTTTCATGTCCTTGCCTGCAAAACGCGCGATGGTGCCTTTACGTTCTGGAATAATTCGCGTGTAGTCAGGGAACGTGCCGTCAACAACCTTGCTAACCAGTGACCATGTATCATCCGAGAACCGAACCTTACCCGCTGATACCTGCATTTTGACAGGCATTTCAGGTGATCCAATCATCGGTATGGTTTCAGACGGGATGATCACGCTAGGCATACCCGTTGCGTCAACATCGCAAGCCCATTTTGCAAGGCGGTGACCATCCGTAGCAACGCCCGTAAGCCCATCATCAGACGCGTGAATGTAAACCCCGCGCAAGTAGTATCGCGTTTCTTCTACCGACGCCGCAAACGACACCTTGCCGAATAGGTTGGCGATCTGATCAGGGTCCAGCATCATTTCAAAGTCGTATTTGTCGCTTGCCATATGCGGGAAGTCCTCGGCAAGCAAGGTGGCAATAGTCACGCTAACACGACCCGCCTTAACGTCAATTACACCCTTGCCGCTGTCAATGCTGATCAACGCGCCCTTTGGCATTTTCTTAACCACATCGGACAACATCTTAAACGGCACCGCAACCGCGCCTTCTGTTTCTACGGTTGCGTATGCCTTGGCTTGTACCTCTGCATCAAGGTTGGTCGCCGTGATCGTGACGCCATCCGATGCGCTGATCAAAACATATTGCGTGATGGGCAATGTCGCCTTAGACGCCACTGCATATGCAACCCGTGCTAGTGCCGCCGCGAACGCTGGCTGTTCAATTGTAAGTTTCATGTGTTGTTCTCCATTTTCATGTCCATAATAATATCTTCTGCCGCGTTAGCTGCACTTGACATTGCATCAATCTCATATTCAAGATTGTCAATATGCTTATCAAGCCTTTCGCGTGGCGTCAATAGCCACCGCCCATCCTTGCGCAGTTGCTTTTCCGCCATGCCGTACGATGGCAAGTCTATTAGTTGTTGCGGGGTCATGAGAATAAGCCCCCGTCCTGATCTTTAACCGCGTCATTCTTGGCAGACGCGATGTACTTGACCGCCTGATTATAGTAGCTAGATTTCAACTCAATACCTACACCGCGACGACCCAAGTAAACAGGGCTGTAAACCTCGGAGCCAACGCCCATAAACGGCGTCAATACAGTTTCGCCGGGGTTGGTGTACAATTCAACACACCGATGAATGATATCCAGCATTAGCGGGTGAACGTGCTTTACATCATCAGGCTCGCGCGCCTCGCCATCATCCACAACCGCGCGCGCCGTAAGTCCATCGCCGCAAAGCTGTGAATTACTCGCGCGAATGTCCATCCATGCAGACGATGCGTAACGCCGCCATACATTGTGAGAAAACTTGTTTAGCTTTTGGTCGCCGACATGCCCACGAAACGGCATTGCATCTTCTGGAATTGGATCAGAACCGAAATACCTATGAAATCCCGTTTCATGCGTAACCGGAACAGCGTTGTCGCCTTTCTTGCGGAAAAACAGAACGTAATCAGCGTTTGCGATGCTTGATTTGGTGCTATCCTCGCAGATCGTTTGATGTGCCAAGCCTCGAACCATCGTGCGCAACCGAACCGCCAACGGCTCATTCCATTTAAGGCGACGCCCGATAAACTTAAAACCTGCATCTTCATGTAGCTTGATGATGTTGCCCGGCAAATTGTGAACAGTCCCTACTGCGTCCTCACCAATATCCATGCAATGAACCGCGTTAATGCGACCCGGCTTTGTGATGCGATACAGTTCTTTCACCAAAAATCCGTATTGATTGTAGAATTCCTCATAGTTGTAGCAGTTCGACATGTCGCGTTCGTCGCCTGAATACTGAAACAAGCCAGCAAATGGCGGGGAATACACCGCCATGTCAATGCTATTTGGCTTCATTTCCGACACTACTTCCATGCAATCCCCGTTGTAGATTGCATAGTCGTCCGTGATTACTTGATCCATTACAGTCATTTTTCTATCCTTTTATACCCAAGACGGGAATGTGGGCTTTGTGCCGTTCCCGAATATCTTCTTGTGTGTTTGAGCATCTACCATGTGACGCATCATCTCGTCAAACATTTTATCAGCCGCTTCTGCCTTTCTTTTGCGTGAACTCGCCACGTTAGCAAGCGACGATGTACCGATCTGGTGAACGGTAACCTCATTCTTTTGACCGAACCGCCAGAACCGTCGCACCGCCTGATAATACTGTTCATAGCTGTAATCATCAAAGTAGGTGCAAGCCGCGCTATGCTGCCAATTGACGCCAAGTGCTGCGATCTTTGGCTTCGTAACTAGGTACTTGATTTCGCCAGTCTTAAACGCCCTGAACTTTTCCTCTTTCACCTCGTCTTTGTCAGCGCCAGATAGATTGACAGCGCCGGGCACAAGCCTTGTCAGTTCGTCTGCCTCTGCATTGAATTGGCACCACATGACGCCACTTTCATGCCCTTGGATCAAGTCAGCAGCCATGCCGCAACGCTCTGCAATGGTCGCCTTTTTCTCAATGCGCTCATTCGGTAGACCTCGAACGGGCATGGCAAATAGCTGACCTTCAAGCGGTGAACTTTGTATCTCGTGGTGAATTTCCGTTAGCTTTGGCAATACCCCTCCATCATCCGAGAACCCAAGATCAGAAGGGCGGCGAACCGCGCGCGCCCATGATGCAACCCAACGCCAGAAATGCGGCTCGGCATGGCCCTTGAACCGCCATGCTTGCCCAATGTGAGCGGGGTGCAACGTATCATCGTTAGACTTAAAGAACGTCGCCAACATGTCCATATACGCCATATCACCCAACGCCTCGGATGATGTTCCAAGTTCTGTATAATCGTTTGGGGATGGTGTTGCGGTGTACATCGCGCGGTATTTAACCTTGCGCATCATTCGCGTGATGTTGCCACGAATTGAGCCGTCAAAGTTCTTAAGGATGCTACTTTCATCGCATACGATGCCTGAAAAGTCATTAACGTCGAACATATGCAACCGCTCATAGTTGGTCGTGATAATGCCTTTGCCGTTCGGAACTTTACCATCAGACGACCTGACAGCCTCAATTCCGAACTTTTCAGCTTCTTCTACTGTTTGGTGCGATACGGAAAGGGGCGCAAGGATAAGGACGGGCTTGTTGGTTTTGCGGTGTACATTTTCAGCCCACACCAATTGCATAAGCGTTTTGCCAAGTCCGCAGTCGGCAAAGTTAGCGCCACGGCCCTTGGTTAGCGTCCATTCGATCAAATGGTTCTGAAAATCATAGCAATTCGGGTTTTCATAGATAGGCTTGAACCCAAAGTCACCAGCAAGATGCGTCTTGCCTTCGACAAATGCCTTGTAGTCGCTAATGCTCATATTCACTTACCTCCTGTTAATGCGTTCCAACTTACGGGGAACAACGGCGCGATGATATCACCAACCATGCGCGCTAAGTCTTGCGTTTCCTTTTGAGCGTGTGGGTCGGTGCGTTGATTATAGAACCGCGCATAGCTTGCCAGATTGCCCGTCCATATCCAGTTAACAATCGCGCCTTGTGGTAGGATAAATCTGGCTTGTTCGGGGCATACGTCATCTGCGATCATGTCGCAGTACAAGTCAACACACATTTCAGCGTGGTTAATATATTCACGCCCCCAATCTTTGCTATCAGGATGCACCCCACCACTGCCCTGCTTCACGTTATCCGCAGCCATACGCCATTCATCCGGCACAAATACTTCAGGTCGTGATGAAATGTATCGGCGGCTTTCTTCGTTCTCAGTCAACCCGGCCTTGTGTTTGAAGCATTGAGTGCGAACCGGAACAGGTGCGGACATTCGCAAGCTGATAGCCGTATGGGCAAACGGCGTCCAATGGTTATGCTTGGCAAGGTATGTGATAAGTCGGACGTCATCATCCGCCATTACCTCACTCACCTTATCAAATGATACCCGCGCGGCATTTACAACGCTAAGATCATCGCCCATGTGGCCAACATATTCAACTGTCTGCTTGGTCATATCATTCTCCTTTTTCATGCCACACCATGCGCCATCCATAAAGCATAGTCAATAAAAAACCCGCCGTAGCGGGTTGATTATATCAGAACGGGATTTCCGAGTCGTCAACATCGTCTCTAGGCGGCAATCCACTGCCTACCGTAGTTCCGCTAGATGGCCCACTATCATAACTGCCACCGCCCCCTGATCCGCCCTTGCCATCAAGCATCAACATAGTGCCGCCGAAGCCTTGCAGCACGATTTCGGTGCTGTAACGGTCATTGCCAGATTGATCTTGCCATTTGCGCGTTTGCAACTGGCCCTCAATCATCAGCTTGGAACCCTTCTTGACGTATTGTTCAATTACGCCGACAAGCCCCTCCTGAAAAACGGCGACTGAGTGCCATTCTGTTTTCTCGCGCCGCTCGCCAGTGTTTCGATCCTTCCACTTTTCAGACGTGGCAATTCGCAAATTAGCCACCTTGCCGCCATTGCTGAATGACCGGATTTCGGGATCAGCCCCTACGTTGCCGATTATCATGACTTTGTTTAGGCTACCACTCACATTGGCACCTCATCATCATCAACATCATTTGGTCTATCTGCCTCCTCGGTTAGCTTTTTCAATTCATCCATGATCGTCTTTGCAACGTCACGCGATTGCGGGTTGTCTTTCCACCACGCATTAAACGCATCTTTACCACGTCCAGCAGCATCACGCGCGTCTTGCTTGATTGCGTCCGTGTCGATGGCTGGGGCGGCTGATTGCAGTTCTAGGATTAGCGGCTGGATTGTTACCGCGCCTTTCTTGCCGCGCGTTTTGGTCAACATCAATTGACGTGGTTTGTCGATGCCTTCCATATGAGACACCCTAATACCACCAACCGCAGCACCCGCCCAAGTAACTGTAGGGTCGTTGTAAATCGTGCAGGACATGCCAACCCATTGCGCGGCGTTACTTCCCCATATGGACGCAAGGCATCGGGCAGCGGACTTGCACGGCTTCCACGGCCTGCTATTGTCACCATCATAATTGATGACAATCGGCTGCTCTGGCGTGTCCCTAACATCAACCGACGTGATCTTGATTGTTCGCGGGCCTGACATCAGATCGTCGGCGTTGATCTGATCTGATTTAGGCTGGATCGCGCGTGTTACGTCTTGGTTATCACCCATCAAAATATACCTCCGTTTCGGGTTCTTCCCGTTCTGTTTCAATTACCACGTCACACGATGCAAGCCGATCATGATATGCCTCGATTACCTCTTGCACCTTACCCTCAAATTCAAGCGCCGCGTTCAAGATCGCATCTTGGTATTCTGGAATAGGCTCAGATCGAATACGCCACATCGGCAACCCGCCTGAATATGACAGATAGTCGATGTAATCCCAACCCGTCACCAGCAACCCTGTTTGAAGCTGCAAGATATGCTCAGTCGGGATTTCGTCGCTTGTAATCACTTGCACCTGATACTTCTGCACCCGTGACTTGCATTCGATGCCAAAGCCACCCATAACGCCAGCGCCATCCGGGCTGTAACCAATAATCACGCCGCCAACATCGCGCGTAATGAAGCCTAGTTCATCAACTGGTGCATAATTGTCGCTATACGCATCACGCGCTTTGATTTCGTCGGAATGCCCGCGCAACATTGCATCACCGATGTAGGTTGGTTCGGTGTATTGGCTGATACGTTGCGCGGCTAGTTCGTATACGTGCTGACGGGTTTTTTCGTTATTGGCGACCTTTAGCGTTGGCGTCAAGCAGAGGTTCATCTCGCTTGCCGTCAAAATACCATTGCGCGCGGCATGCCATTCAGGCGTACCCTGCTCAACGTCGTGTATAATTGCTTGTGGGTGCATGTTATTTTGCCCCCAGCGTAAACACCGATACGCCATTTCCAGAACGGCATCCAGTAAGTTCCATTCCGTGCAATAATGCAAGCGCCTCAATTTCAGCCAAAATAGTTGCCGATTTAGACGGTTCATCCCATAGCGCGATTAGGTCGCGTTCAACTTCACATCCGTCAAAATCCGTTAGGCCGTTACTTTCATAAGTAAGCATGTTATCGCCACGATACGGCCATTTTTCATTGCTAGCATCATCGTTCAAAATCTCAACCCGCTCACCATTGCGCGTCTTATACACGCCGCCTACTTCAATTTTCATATCATTCTCCTTTTATCCACCAACACCATGCCACACCATGCAAACATAATCAAGGGTCAATTTTCTCGCCGCGCATAATTCGTTCGGCATCTTCAATGCACCTACAGAACCCGCTTAGACCACCGTCACGCCAGACAATATCATGCCATTTGATTTGCGCGGCACTTGCGCGCCCGGTTTCGGTTTTCATTTCCATCGACAGGAACCGCGCGAACTTCTGACCAACCATGTCTTGCGTAATGGTAACTGGAACCCATCCAATACGGTCCGCGCTACCCTTCATTAGACCAAAGTTGATCCACATGGCGTCACGCAACACAACGTCACCATTAGGTAGAGTTCTGATCTTCTTGCCAGACCACGCACCCCCGACGTTGTTGCGGAATGACTTGCCTCCAGCTTTAGACACCGCAATCGCAGCGTCATTTGATACGTTTGCCTCTGTTCTTACACCTTGCATTCATCATCCTCATATGTGTTGAACTCAATTTCATATTCAAGATGAGCGCGCTTTAGGGTTTCAAATAATCCATCAATACCACCATTCGCATCGGCAAATTGACTAATTTCAAGCCCTAATAAATAATCTCCAAAGCACTCATTGACATAAACTAAAGCGTCATGTTCCGTTCTTACACCTTGCATTTACAACTCCTTTTTACAACCACCATAACCTCACCATCGCGCCTGACTATCTTCACATCATCCGGCGTCAATCCTCTAGTGCGACAGAACTCCTTAGCCAGTGTCGCGGCGTCTGGCTCGTCTGGCGTTCGGTATGGGATGAAATTTGGAGGCATCATTTTATCGGTAACCTCCGCACCTTTAATTGACGTTTAGCCCAAGCTAACGGGTCTTTGTATTCTTCTTCCTTAGCATATTCCAATAGCCCTTTCAATCCTTTTTCCTTTGCGATAATAGCCACTATTTGCGGCTTTTTCATGCGCGGTGCCGTTTCCGACACCTCAATCAACTCGCCTTCAACCTCCTCAATTTGACGCCCCATGATAGGGAACACATGGCCGCAGTTTGGGCATGTAGGACATGGGCGCATCACAAAATAGCACTCCCCGCATTGGCGCGTTGGTTCTGTCTTTTCACCACCCGCGCCACGTTTCTTTGCCGCTTCTAGTGACCATTCCCTATCCTGATCCGGCATGCCGTGTTCAAGCGCATTGCCTGCATGGTCGAATATCATTGCAGGCTTATCCTTCATGCGCAATACCCTACCCCATTTTTGCGCTTGCCACGGTAGGGACTTGCTGGGGCATAGGTCAGACATGCTTTCAATGGTCACGTCAACGCCGCTCGCTTGTGCCAGATCGAAACCGAAACCCCACAATTGCGCATTGCATACGTTCAATATCTCACCCTTGGCAAACGCACGAATGACCCGTTTCAAATAGTCAGGATCGCTTTCCCCGCTAACCGCCGCGCTTGGTATGCCCGCGTCATTGAATATTTGTGCCGTCATTTTAGCGTGTTTGACCGATGTACAGAACGATACGTTACGCAGTCCCATTGCGTTATTGGCGTAATGCTTGGCTGCGCTACCCACCAACACCTTGCCGCGTTCGTCTGACATCATATAGCTGTCAACGTCATTGGCAACATATTGCCCACCCGTCACACGCAATGCGCTTAGATCAGGCGTATCAGGTGCGAACAACCGGAACTCACTTAGGCGCTTGTTTTCGATGTACCATCCGATCTGAGGGCCGCATACCATCTGATCATACCATTCACCCATGCCTTGCCCATTGGTTTTCATTGGGGTCGCACTTAGCCCAATGACCCACGACCCAGCCGACTTGTAATGCTGGATAATACGGTCTAAATCAGCGCCACCAAAATGGCATTCATCAATGAATACGATATCCAGCGTCGGTGCAGTATCTAGGCGGCGTGATAATGTCGGTGCTGATATTAACTTGACGCGCTCAAATGGTGAAGGTCGCCATCCAGCCGCAACCACCCCATGCGGTATGCTGAACTCGTTTAGCGTCTCATGTGTTTGCGCCAATAATGACTTGCGCGGCACTAGGAACCCGCACCGATTTCCTTTGATGCGGGTTCTGTCGATCATGTTAGCCGCCATACGCGTCTTGCCGCTTCCCGTTGCCGATTGCATCAGGACAGATTTAGAACGGCGCATGGTTTCAGATACGCGCGCGACAAGTTCGGTTTGGTCTGGATATAGCGTTACGGCGGTCATGTTTGGGCGTCCAATATGGCGCGTCCGATTAGTTCTGGTATTTGGGGTACTACTGAGTTTCCAAGGGATGCAAGCTGGTCCAGTTCGGCGGGAACCCCATGTGACGCTCCGCCGCTATCGCCGGAACCCTTCCTCCCATTATTTGGTCCCATAAGCGCACGAAGCCTGCGCTCCACGTCGCCCCTTCCCTTGAGAGGCGACGGGGCAACCCCACGCGGTCCGTAACCCATACGTTGGAATCGTTGATGCATGAGGACAGGACGCCCCCGTCCGACTTGGTTATTGTAGGCAACAATCCATACTCGCTCCCGTGCTTGATCTCTGCCCAAGGCTGACGCCGGTATGTTTTCCCATTCTGCATCGTACCCGCATTCGGCCAAGTCCCCGAGAACTCTGCCAAACCATCCGCCTCGTTTTTCGCTAGGGCCAGAAAGCAGGTTTGCGACGTTCTCCACGATGACGTATCGGGGTGATAACTCGCCAATAAGTCGCACGATTTCGGACCACAATCCGCTTCTAGTTCCTTCGCCAATGCCAGCTTGCTTACCTGCAACGCTGATGTCTTGACATGGGAAACCACCTGTGATGACATCGACGCTAATTCCGTCTCGTTCCAAAATGTCGCCTGTGAGTTTTGTAACATCTTCATAGCAAGGCACCTCCGGCCAATGTTTCGCCAATACTTTGCGCGGGAACGGTTCAATCTCGCAGAATGCAACCGTTTCAAACCCGCCCGTTCGTTCAAGTCCAAGGCTAAACCCGCCTATTCCGCTAAATAGGTCCAACACCCTTAGTTTATCATCCATTCTCAAAACCCTCCATGTCCCATCCATCCGCAACCACAACATCATCCAGCCCCAAAGCCGCCAATGGGATGCTAGTGGCGCGCGTCTTTACACCCGGCCCGAAATACGTTTGGCCAACACCCTCTGCGCCTTCATAGTCGCCTAGTGTCCGTTTCCATACGCCCCACGGTGTATCGTTCAATATACGCTTGAGAGGTGACGCCGTGTTACTAATCACGATCCTATCGCCGTCAACCTTAACGCCAACGCCGCCAAGACCCCTAGCCGCATCATCACTACCAAGCGCGCCCGGTGTACTTGCGCGCCAGATCAATTCGCCAATGCTGCTTTCACGCCCCATACCGTCATGATCGTATCGAACACGCGCGGCCATGATGTGTTGAACGAGAGCATCAGCATCGCTACCACCGCCCGTCAACTCCGACCAGTTCCAATCCTGATTGCTCACCCATTCATCAACAAAATCATACGTTACCCGCTTGTCAGATACCAGAGAGTACGCACCCGCAAGCAATGTGCCAACCTGATCACCCGCGCGCTTGCTTCCTAGCTTCTTGCTGAACACGCTGATGAACACGCTGATATTAGCAAGCAGTACATTAAGATTAGCGACAGTTCGCGCCAATAGTCGGTGCGGAAAGTCATCCGTTATCACCGTGTCAATATCAGATAGTAGGCGTTTATAATGGGCCTCGCTGTCTGGCTTATTGTTCGGCTCCAATTCAAGCATCGACCATCTATCGGCGTCCGCACCTTGATCAATTCGCGGGTTGATTGCCCCGAAACATGCAGCCGACCGCGCTACATATGTTGCATTTGCGTTCTCTACCACGGCCCCAGATGATGCGTTTCGGAAATACTCAAGGATCAATTGCAATTGCGCCCGACGTTGTGCGCTCTCTGCTTCTGCCTCATCCATAATGAAAGGACGGCTAGATGCCCCCAACGCCTTGCGGATACCGGGTTCAGTTGTGCCGCCGTCACGCTTTACAGCAATACCCTTTAGCGCGTCCCTGACGATCTTATCCATCACGGTTGATTTGCCGCTACCCTTGCGCCCCGTCACAAAAATATGAGGACGCCAATCAACGCAACCACCGACCGCGCTGATAACCACCCAGCCCGCCAAGAAGTCACCATATTGCGGCTTTTTCCATGTCAGGTTACCGCATATATCGCGGAATTTAGACGCCTCTGCATTTGATAGCGGCATGGCTTCCATGTCGATTACACGTTGGCCAGCTTCATATACATAGTCGCCGTCGTATTCGCTGGGGTGGCATTTTACGCCCTCGCCAACAATTACATCGCCGCAGTTGACCAATAGAGCCTTGCCGTCACGCCACACGCCAACGCCCCTTGCATTCTCTACGCTGAATATACCACGATTGTGGCACTCTGCGATTAGATCGGCACTGGCATATTCGCATATCGTGCCCATCTTTTCCTCCGGTGCGTACATCCGTTCCCAAAAACCACGCCGCGCAAGTTGGAATAGGTTCTGCGGCCTACCTAATGACGTGGCGCTGAACTCCATTATCTGCCCTGTTGACCTTGGAAAGAAATAGTAAGCGCCCCGATTGTGACCCAATGGCCGGATCTCACCCCATGGGTCAACGTCTATCACGTCGCCATCATCGTCGCCGTAGTCTGGTTCCCATTGGTCGCCACTGTCATCAGGTTGCGTGGCGATTGCAACAGGTGCGGACAATAGCGCATCACGTACCGCGTCAATTCCGTCCATAATATGCACGTCGTTCCAGTCACTCACCCCAGCCGCATCAGGCGGCAACAGGACTTGCGCGCCACCAATAGCGACCGCAGCTTGTCCAGCCTTATCGCGGCCGATATTGAGCGGTTGCCCCTTGCCGTCCGTCGCCTCATGATCGTTATCGCCAGCAATGACAATCCGCGCGTCTGGATACTTGGCACGGATAGCAACAGCAACCGCCTTTAAGTTGGCCGCATTGAATGATGCAATGACGCTCCACCCCGTCGCCATCGACACGCTTGCCGCAGTGCTGACGCCCTCGCAGATGGCGATTGTATCCATGCTGCCCTTGATGCTGAAATACCCGCCCATATGGTCACTGCCCTTTAGGAACAGCTTGAACCCGTCCGGCATGATCTGTTGCACCGCGACCATAACGCCATCACGCCAAATAGGCACCACTACATTGCCGCCATCATATCGAACACCACGCAGCACCACACCCTTACGTTCAAGATACGATGATGTTCCAGTACGATCCGACCTTGCCCAAATAGTAGCAGCTTCGGCTTGCGCAGCAATCCCGTCTTCTTTGCGTTGTTCCTCGCGGCGTTTCTTACTTGCCGCTAACCTTGCCTTGTATTCCGCCTTATCATCATCCGACAGTTTGCGTTTAGACTTGCTATGCCAGTTCGTATTTTCACCCGTCCGATGGTTGTAAAACCACCCAAACCCGAAACCATCATCATCAGATAATCGGTATGACCCCTTCTTGGTTCGCGGCTTGTCGCCATCCACATGGTAATACCGGGCCGCGTCATCGGCTATGATATCGTCCGCACTGCTAGGACCAACCCCCGCATTGCGCATAGCTGTGATAAATTCCTGCACTGTCTCAGACATGCGCGGCCTCCTTTATATGTCGCTCAGATACCATTAAAGCATTGGTTTGGCGGTGTCAACCAAGCACAACGCAACCTACGCAACCTTTCGATTGTTTGTTTTCAATGGGTTATGCTTGAGGTTGCAGGTTGCACAATAAAATAGGGGGGGGCTAATGCGCGCGTATGTGCGCGTGTGGGCGGGCGGGCGCGTATAGGCACTATGTTTTATTCAAAACGGCACATCCTGCAACCTTTTATTATTATTTTTTTGAGTAGAAGAAGAAGAAGAAGAAGGTACGGCTATGAAAATAAGGCGGTTTGGCGCTTTGTTTGCTGTTATTACTTTATTACAATTAAAGGTTGCGTTGCGGGTTGCGTTGGGTTGCGTAGGTGAAATTGCGCAACCTCGAATGATGTTTTTGTTTGTTTTCAATTGGTTAATGAGGTTGCGTTGGTTTTTGGTTGATTTTATAGCTTGCGGTGTTATCTAATCATAACAACCAAAAAGGAGTTATGAAAATGCAGTTCGATATAATTAAGGCAGGTAGCTATGATCTGGACGGGTCTGATGATCGCGTTTCTTGGCCATGGAGCAAAATGCAAGTCGGCGATAAGGTTGATATTCCGTCAAATCTATTAACTCGTGCCCAAACAGCTTGCCACGTTTATGGCCACGCGCGGGGTATGAAGTTCAAAACACGAAAACAGACAACCGGGGAACTCACGGTCACGCGTCTAAAATAACGATTGACACCCCCACGCCGCGTCAAGTAGTGTGGGGCAGGATAAAGGAGATACGGATATGTTTAAGAATGCTTTGTGGAATGTAAGTGGCGACGTGCCATTTAATGAAAGCAAGTTTCCGATTTCGATCAAGGTATCAGGATCGGACGACACAATGATTTGCAATACGCCTGATGATGTACCGCGCGGTGTGGATTTTGCATTGATTGGTACGTGCATCACAATATTGAAGGATCAGGCGACATGACAATGAATGACGCATGGATGGAATATAAGGGCGACTTTAACGCCATGACTGACGCAGAGATTGACAGTGAGACAGAACAAGCGAAAACTCTAATAGACGAAAACGAAAGCTGGGTTGATGCGGTTGCATCTTGGAAGGTCGCTGGTAAACCAAGAACGGAGGACGGAACACATGACAATGATTGACGACATCAAGCGGGATCGTGAGGCGGGTACGGATGGGCCGTGGTCCAAACCTTTAATAAAGTGCGCATGGCTAGGAGGTCAGAAAAGTCTTATGAGCGATAACCCGCACCTCATGCCATATATCATTTCCGCAATCCACGATGGGACGGTTGATGTAGACGCCCGCCGCGTCGCCCGCGTCCCCGACATGGAAGCCGCGCTGATTGCGGCGGAAGAGATGGCAAATGGCGCAGAGGGAAACGTCGAGCGTGACGGTATTGTTTATGCTCAGGTTCCTGTCCATCTGATTGCCGCCTACCGCGCCGCGACAGGTGCATCATGAGCCACGCGGAAACACTATGGATGGCGTTTGCATTTATGACAGTTATCCTGAACACGCTAAATGGCGGGTTTATAGCGGCGGTTTGGAATGCAATCATTATTCTGATAGCTTTCATGGTTGGTGCATCGCCATAATCACACGCCACACCAACGGACACCCACCACCAGACGCCAACTAGGCGCATTGGTAGGCAACCCTACCTGACAGCGTAACGATAGGGCTGTACGGTAAATAAATGTAACTGCAAATGCGAACCATTCGCAACAATAAAGCTAGAAAATGTAAAGGAGTTTAACATGGAACTGAAAACACTGCAAGACTGGGACGCTAAACCGGGCGATGTGTTTGGTCGAGGAACTATGTCATTTACCATTGACCGACTGGATGGAGAAGATGCAATTGGTAAAACTAAATATCGCGGAGGTATGATTAAGTTTGGCGATAATTGGATGCTGGAAGGTACTAAATCATGGCACCTAATCTCACGCGCAACACCAACGGTTGACCTGACCGCCATCACAACACCGTTCGGATTGCTTGACGCTGATACAAAAAAGGCGTTGCGGGAGTATACAGGGCAGATTGAGGTATGGATTGTTGATGGATGGACAACTTCAGTTTACCCTGCATGAGTAGGGTCTTTGGCATATCGCGCCAGATCAACGCCAACCGTCAAGACGTTCACGCAACGGGTCTGGCTGTACGATCTACAATGCCAAGCAACCATCACAGGGCAAGTGCAAGACGGCAAGCTGGTTGGCGATGTTGAAATAGTGGTTGACTAGGAGCGCATGGTTGGCGTAGTGTCTATTTAACGGCAATGACGCCAACCACATGGTCCGCGTCATATGCGGATGTATTTGAAGGGATGATACGATGAAGAACGAACCCAAACAACCACACGGCAACGGCTTGGGTATTGCGATAATCGGGAGCGTTGTGTTCTGGTTGTGTCTGGCTGTGGGAGTGATGCTATGACCGCTCGCCAGATCATCGAGGCCCGCATAGGCCGCAAGCTGCCCGACCCTGCCGACATGGCACCGGACGAACGCAAGGCGGTTAAGCTGCTGGCTATCCAGCTTATCAAGGCAAAGGAAACATCATGACCACACCAGACGAACAGACGGTAGAGCGGGTGGCTAAGGCTATCAACGGACCGCATGACGCGACCTACATTGGCGCTGAAAAACTGCGTGAATTGCAGGACTACCGCTGGAACCATAAAACGCACAAATCTGAAAAGGCATCCGCGTTGAACCAAGCCCGCGCCGCCCTATCAGCCATGCCCGACACCAAGGCGCTAGACTGGGCCGTGGAAAAGTGGCGCGACGAAGTTCAGAACCGACCATTGCAAAACGTGCATCGCAGGACATTGGACGACACATGGCGAACCGTCATGCGTAAATTCGGAGGCGATCCTGACATCCTTGTAGGCCCATCGCATGATGACCTTCTCACAGCACGGGAACCCAAGGCATGACCTACACCCCCGAACAGATAGCCCAGCACATCGCGCAACGTGTCGCAGCGGTTGGCGAGGAAAAAGGCGTGCGGATCATCCGGCAGTTGGTGGCGGAGCGGGACGACGATCCCGTTTGTAGATGCGGCCAGAAATTATCCAAGAACCCACATCCGGATTGCGGTAAGCCTTTCACCCTCTTGGAGGCTGGCCCTGTTTGGGTCTGCATCCCGTGTCAAAGCAGTAAACTGCACGCATGGTGTGAACGCGCCCTTGCCGCAGAAAGCAAAATCGCCGCCATATCCACACAGGAGAAAGTCAATGATGTGCTTTAAGGATATGTCGTTTTGCGGTTCAGATTGCACCTATGAAACGTGTCGCCGCCACTTTGGAGAAGCCGAAAAGAGGGCGGCTGAAAGGTGGTGGGGCGGGCCTGACGCACCCGTCGCATTCACGGACCTTCGCGATGGCTGCCCCGATTATACCACACAGGAGAAAGTCCATGAAGGCTGATATGCTACTTCCAGTAACCGTGCGAAACCAGCCCATTTGGTTTGCGTTCCAGCCAGACGGGGTGCTACGCGATAAAGTCCGTCGCGCCGTATCCATGGGTGTCGTCAAGGTAATCGCGGGGCCTGAGCAATGCCATCTGATCGTCGATGTTAAACGTCCGTACTATAAACCTGTTGCAACACAGGACAAAGCCCATGACTGACCTACGCGAAAAGCTGGCGGACGTAGCTGAGGTTGCAATCGACAACGTGCATGACATGGATGTGACGCTTCGAGACTACGCCGAGGCCGCTGCCGACGTAATCATCGCAGCCCTGCCGGATATGGTGATGCCGCTGGTTTGGGAAAAAGCCGACGAGCGCCATTTCGATAAAGGCCACTGCCATGGTTACACGGAAGAAATTGCGTATCTAGCGCCATTGGATTGGTACAGGATTTACCCTGCATCGGACGGAAAGTGGCGTTGGGTCCGGCAATTCAGGATGACTTATATCGAAGGTAATAATTCAAAAGAGCCTGAACCAGATAGTGCCGAATCCGCCAAAGCCGCTGCACAAGCGCACTACGTCGCGGCATCGCTTGAACCGTTCGGCCTAACCCACCCACTACGCCAAGGAGGCAATGAATATGACTGACACAGACCCACGCTGCGCCAAATGTGGACACAAGCGCAGCCAGCATCATTACCGCCACCCTTTTGTAGGACCGTCAGTGCAAACCACCATCGCCGCCCAAGCCGACACGATCAAGGCGTTGGTGGAGGCCATTCGACAGTTAAGGGATAGAAACAATAACAAGGGCGGACTTAGGGATACGGTCGTACAGTTTATCTGCCGGAGCGCCTTGAAGAAAGCCGCAGCAAAGGAGACGACATGACAGACGCAGCGGGCAGGATAACCTGCATACACATGACTGCCGAGATGGCGGCAAACTGTCGGACATGCAACCCAATTCAAGTGAGCATCCGCGCTGATCTAGCCCGCCCTATGACGGCAGCAGAGGCGGCGCGGCGTTTGATTGACGAGATTAACCGCCCCGCCACGCATGAAGAAAAGCCCGATTGGCGCTATCTGTCACGCTTGGACATGACCAGCCTTCGCGCACTGTCAGAAGGGGGATAGTGATGGGCGAGCAGTCCTGAATAAACTAAATCCAACTAACCCCACCGAAAGGAAAAGACATGATTGAATATTCCGAAACCAAACCCGGCGACAAACTGCGCGTCACTGGTGCGGGCGCACCGGGGTTCGCTGCGCTAGGCGATACCGTCACCGTCACCAAATGCAATGGCAAGAACCGCTGCGACGTGGTGCATGACGCAACCGGCGACAGCGCATATTTCGCCCTCACTTGCGGCGCACAGCGTCTTGAGCGCGTCGAGTCCAAATAACCCCCGAAAGGAACGCTATGAAATCGGACATTGTAGAAATATCAGTGCAGTTTCAGCACCAGACTGAAGCCACATTATGTGTTCGCGCCGTCGAAGATGGCCCTGACATTTGGGTACCAAAGTCGCGTTGCGAGGTGCTGCAAACTGACCCACGGCGCGGCCATTACATTCTGCTCACCACAGACGAAGCGACGGCGACCGAAAAGGGTCTCATTTAGTCCATCCATAAAAGCCCGCACCCCAGTTAAGGAGCGCGGGCTAACCCTACTTAAACTGTGGATCGTCTAGCAACCGCAACAACTCAGCGCGCATTGCATCACGACCTGCAATCATACCAAGCAATCTCAGGCCGCTATAGATGATCTTGCGCGCGTCATATTCCTGCGTTGTGTCATCCTTTGACCCAATGCGGAAAAACGCCTTACCTACATCCTTTAGGTGCAATGATAACGCGCCCCACTGGTTAACGGCCTTCCATTCCATAAGGTCATTCCATGTGGTCCATCCGGTCGGGAAGTCGTAATAGGTGGATGGCCCTCCGTCTGACTTGGTTGGTGGTGTGGCTTGGGGTGGGTATTCTGCTGCGGTCATTGGTCGCCATCCATCTTGCGATACGCTACAGCCGCGCGCCTGACCGTTTCTTTGCACGGTCCACTTCTTGCCCGCCATACCATTGCTAACGACCTAACGATAGAAAATCCCATCATCCTGCCGCATCTATACGAATTCATAAACCATATTGTTGTCATATCAAAACCACTCAGTTGCTCTAACTATCTGCCCATCATGCGGGCAATGCACGAACGCCTCAACGGCCTGTCTATTACAATAACCGTTGCGATGATGCCAGCCGTCCGGCGCGCTAGGTGACCTGACGTATTCCGCCACCATGTCGCCACCCTCAACCCTTGTAGCACCCATATTGATTTGTGTAAATGCCGTATGGTCTTTCTCACTGGCAAACACGTCAACACCCCGCCGCGTTCTAATCTTGTGGTGGAAGTGGTGCAGGTAAGCATATAGCAGATCGCATTCCGCAATCATGCCGCGCGCTTCTTTCATAAACAACGACGTTAACGCAGCCTCTTTAGCCCCGTCACCATGCGACAACATCAACCCATTGCGCCCGTATCCATAGTATTTACGATGGCGCTCGGACATGTTGTATTCAGTCGCCCTGACGCCATCATGACCGCGCATAGCCGCCGCGATGGTCTGACTTAGCGCCCAACCAGATCGCCAATCATGGTTCGACATGCAATGCACCAGATCAACATCAGCAATCCCGGCGCATTCCCCGATGGCATCAATCGTCGCATGTTGTGCCGCGCGCCATGCTGTAAAATAGGTGCCATCCGTATCTTGCGCCGTGCCGCTAGTGGTTGTCTTGCCGTTGTCGGTATGCAGGATATCATTGCCCATAACGAACAGAACCCGCCCAACATCATCGCCAGCCCGCGCGATCAATGCACGCGTACCTTCAACAGCCCGATGCCGTGCGACTTCCACATTGTATTCCGCGCTGGTTTCTGACGTGATGCACAGCTTGCCAAAGTGAACGTCAGCCAGATCCAGAACAAGCAGTTTATCACCTTTGACGCCATGATTGACACGCGGGGAAAATAACGCACGGTCAAGGGGTTTATAATCGTCTAAGCTGTCTCGGATCACGTCTTGAATGTCGTGCGTATCCTGCCCCAATAATACCGAATATGTGGTGCTACCATCCGCCTGCGTTTTGACCCAAGTGACCTTTGGCGTGATAGACGTACCCACCGCATCCATCGCCGCAGATATAGCGTTGTCCGCATTGGCAAGACGCCGCTTAACCTGCCGCTTGGTGATACCCATGGTAGATGCAATCTCGGCATAGGTCATCCCCGACGCCTGCAACCGTTGTGCCTCTTTGCGCTGGTCTTGGGTGTTCATTAAGCGCCCTTGCCCAAATGATGCTTAAACCCACGCCCCGATGCGAATACACAAGCCGTACCTTCAACCGAAACGATAGCCGTGGTCCATGTGCCCGTATTGAGGTTCGCATACGTCACCAACATCACGCCCTCTTGAATTGGTGCGCTCGTGATAAGCTGTTCTTTGTACTTGGCCACAACGCCCGCAAGCGCTTCAAGTGGTCCGCAGCTCTGTTGTGCTGATACAGGTGCCGCCATCATTGCGATGATAAATGCTAGTGCTTTCATTGATCTTTCCTCCAATATATGATTGCACGTTACCCTATTGACGCGGCAAAAGCAATATGATAGGCCGTTGGGTATGGAAAAGGAGAACGATATGAAGAAAAGGAGGACCGCAGAGAGATGGTTAGCAGATATTTTCAGGACAAAAGAACTATTGCGAAAGGCCGACGAGAAAGACAAGAGGCTAGACAAGTCAGTTGGATCGCAAATAAATAATTCACAAGACAAAACGCCAGATACGGATTGGCGCAGACTTATGCGAGGAGAATGATATGAGAGAATTTAAGGTTGGTGATCGGGTTCGTAGCGATGAGTACCGTGAACACAAAGGGCGTGATCTTTGGATTGTGGGTGTCGGTTGCGGGGGAACATTTTATTGCTCACCAAATAAATTGCTACATCCAAAGCACAAGGCAAACGGGTCTTTTTGCTACTATGCATCACACCTCACCCACGCCGAACCAGTACCAATCGGATACACTGGCAAGTTAAAAGATATGGACTTGCAGGCGGGTGATGTGGTTAAATATCAAGGGGAAGAGTATGCGTTTCAAAATGTCATTCCATATGGTTCGGTGTACGATGGTGAATATGATTTCTACGATGCTATAATGGAACTAGACGGCGTGGCCACCCTAAGCTCACGCGCAACAGGCAACGCAGCCGACACCGCACCAACATGGTCCGACTGGATGCTATCACGCAAAGACGGCACAATTACACAACAGTATGCCGAGGCTGAAACGGTACCGCTAGATGATACAGATCAGGTTGTGTATCGTGGCCGTGATGTTATTGTGAAGTTTGCCATTGGCGACGATGTGTATTCTGTCACGCTGAAAGACGGCGTGCCGGATTGGTCAACGGTTGTGCATATTAATGGGGAGGGTTGATAAGATGGAATGGCAACCAATTGAAACTGCGCCGAAGGGAACAACAGTTTTGGCCTATGGCCCAAGGAGAAACGGTGGCGGGGGGCAAAGCATCATTCGCTGGGGAAACTACTGTAAACACAATCAGCCGGGGTTCACTCACTGGATGCCGCTACCTGCACCGCCAACCTAACGCTTCCAAGCAAACGCCCCAGCACCACCAATACACGCAAGCACAATCCACCCCGCCCACTCATCAAGTGGTGCGGGGTAAGCTGCGATAGACCATGTCTGCGGATAAGCACATCCAGCGCACCAAAACAGGTTATACAACGTGATGGCACCGAACCACACCGCAACAGGCACGGCGAACATCAGCAACGTCACGAACCCACCCGCCTGCATCCATGAGGCACGGTTGGCGTAGTACGACTGCACCACGTCGGCCTTAATGCGCTCCTTATCGGTTTGCGCGTCAATGTATTCGTCAACCGAACCTAGCGCACGATCAAGGAACCCTGACGTTAGCCATTTAAGTGCGGCGCGTATCACAACGTCCAGTCCTTGCGCTTGGCATATAAATAAACCGACTCCACCGCAGCCGCAGAAATGATGCAACCAACTGCAACCACGTCGCTATCATTGGCCAATGACGCATAAGCACCGCCGCCCAGCAAGTACCGTAATGCAATCCGAATAAATGGTGCGTAATTCATGCCTTAACTCCACTAATAGCCCGCAATAGACGCGCCAACCCAGACACCGCAACAGGTGCAACGTCAACGCCGTACCCATCCGCAAGTAACGCCGCGTCATACTCAGACGCAATGGCCGCGATCTGATCAGCCTTATCAGTGCCATTCACAACACCCCGCGCGCCAATGAAGTCGCTTCTATGCAGATCAACGTAATGATCCAGACGGCGACCCGTAAACCACCCCTCAATCATGCCGGATACCAGAACCCGCACCGCCGCAGATGTTTGCATGGCTAGGTCGGGCTGATCCACAAGAGGCAATCCAAGAACCCGTCCCGCCTTCAGATAGTTGTAGTCCCAAGTTAGTTGCACATACCCCCGACCGTAATACGGATAGTATCGCAGGTTCTTCTTGCGCCACGCCTCAGACAGCCAGAACGCCTCACGCACGGGTTTAATCGTGTGGGCTGTTTCCCATTTAGCCGTCGCCAAGATATACGCGACTTGATTACGCAGCACCCCTTGGCGCTTGCATTCTTCAATGATTAGTTGTGTGTCGCCTAGTGTCATGTCCATTGTAAAATTCCCAACTCCTTTGCGTATGCCCCGGATCAATCCAGTTTATCACACGGCAGAACAATTCCCAATTCTCATCGTGCGCCCTGCTACATATCGACTGACGATCATCGCCAAATACACGCCAGCAAAGCCAATGGGAAACGGTCATATCTAGCCCCCTGTGAAATACGATATCATCTTGTCACGCACCGCTTCCCAGAATAACGTCACAGCACCGCCAAGCATCCCCAGCACGATCATACCTCCAAGCACCATCGACTGCCACCCGTTCACCTTGGCAATGACTGGCTTCACCTTGGCCATGTCGCTTTCAATGTTGGTGACCCTATGATCAATGCTAGAAGCGTTGGACCTGATAGCCGCGATATCCTTAGACATAGCATCGCGCGCAATCTTGGCTTCTTCACGGTCTCGTTCGTCTGCGTCCATCTTGGCTTTTAATGTGGCGTCCAGTCGTGCCAGCGCCTCGGCTGTTGTTGGCCTATTCATGTCACGCACCCAAGTCCGTAAAGCTGACCTGATGCCAGTTGCCATCATTCCGACGTTCCAGAACCAGCGTATCGACCACGTTGTCCATCGTCCGATCTGCGCCAAGCACAAGGTTCCCCGTGCCATCCTTGGCCACCACAGTGCGCGCGCTATCTGCCGCCGTAATCATCAACCTGTCGCCAAGCTGACCACCGTTGATCGTGGTCAGGTCGTCGGTCGCGGCGTCTGACTGCGTATCGACAGCGTGAACCGCATTGGTTGCCGCGATTACACCGCCACTAATGGTAAGTTCAGGACCGACACCAGCTTTTAGCGACAGAATTGTGCCTGTTAGGCTTGTCGAAGTGTTTACCAGAAGGGGAGTATCCTTGAGGCTCACAAATCCAACATCAACCCGACACGCTGACGTGTTCCGATTCAGCAGGCTGGCGCAGTCGATTGCCCGAATACCTCGGCCAAACCCTAGATAGCTTTCCGTGAGCGAAGTTTGAACCCTGATTGCTCCTATAAAGTTTTCATAGTTGCCATCAAATCTGACATTTGTGTCCGAGGTGACATTGACCGCATAGCCCCTGTTGATCCCTGAATGATACTTTGCATCAAGGTCAAAAGATATTACACCGTGCCCACCCTGTACTACGCAAGGCGCAAGGGCTGGGTAATTTTTGAATTCGTCAGCGTACGCGTTAAGAACACCGCTCACTGTGATATCGCCGGAGGTTGATCTGACATCAATAGTTGAAGGTCTTGATGCGATAAAATTCGCAAAGTGAATGGATACCCTTTCACACTCATTAAATGTAATGCTCTCCCCACCGCGCGCGTCCCAAAGGATGTTCCTGAACGATACGTCATAAGCTACAGGCAGGTAATAGGTGCCTTTGCGGCGTACCCAGTTTCCATCATAGATGGTTGTTGACGCACTATCGACAAGCGCAGTCAGGAACTCACCTACCTTGAACGGGATACCTCCGACTGTACCATCGACACTTACAGTCCAATATTGACCGTCATCTGTGGATACTGGGAAGGTTCCGACTGAGGCATCCCATGATCCTTGATTGCTGTACCCCGTCGTTGTTCCGTTATCAAAACGAACGGCAGTGCAGGACAGCCACGCACTGTCTCGAATAACCCATTCTGTGCTGTCGGTTGTTGATGCGCCGTCCTTAGTCGGGACAACAAAGTCACCGATAGATATTGAAAGCCCGTCAATAGTTGCCGCAGATGTTGCGACGTAATAAGAGCCTTCCGAGGCGCTTGCGGGGAACACACCGTCAGCCAATGGATCAAAGTCGCCTACGTTCTCAAGTCGGTATGCGGTGAAATTATCACCGTCAACAGAAACGCCGTGAACGCCTTTGAAGTAGTACCCACAGTTCTCCCGACCCGGCCTTGGAATGAACACGTTACCGCCACTGGTCACATTGTGAATTTGCATGAAGTCGGGCGGCGTTGACCCGTAGTTGGCAATGTTGACGTTATAGGTGAAAATAATCTCACCACCACGAATTACATTATTTCTGATCGTTAAGCCTGCGTAGTTTTCCTCTAGGCGGCCGGGATCAGTTGCTCCTACAGGGGATTGCTTTGCATCAATGGCTGCGATGGTGCAGTCGAAGTGGTTGCCCTCAATAATCCATCCCTGCAGGCCACCAGTGCTGTCAACACCGTCACGGTAAGCATTCACGAATTTGTTGTTGAATACGTGACAGTAGCGCGGGCCGATATTTCCAACACCGCTGGCCCCAGCCTTGATGTAGTCACCAAAGTTATTGGTTCCCACACTGTCAACATACCCCATGTTGCCATCGTTTTCATTGTATCGCCCGTAATCACATCGACCGTTCAGGTAGACGAAATAGAACGGCTTACCCGCCCAACAGTTAGTTACCCGCCAATAGGGATGGTCTATGATATTGAGCAAAAAACCAGACAGAAAGTCGGCCTTGCATTTATCAACAAAGCATCCGCCGCCCGTGCCGTTATCGTAGAAAACAGCATTACCATTTCCGTTACCTACGATTTCAGCCTCAGTCACTTCAACGTCATAGGCGAACCGCATACCGCGTCCACGAAATTTGGCGGCGTTAAACATACCGCTGCGACGTGGCAGTCCATTTGCGTCTGCACGGTTGCTAATTAGGTTCATCAAGCCGATTGTGCGCGTTGCATCCTCGCCACGCGCGATCTGATCCGCGTTATCAGCCTCGATCACAATCGGAGTAGAAACCGTAAACCCTTCATTCGCAGGTGACGCCAGATCAAAATCCACATCGCAAATAAACCGTGTGATGCCTGTCAGTCGTGATGCACAGAACTGCGTGAACGCTACTGTGCCGTTGCTTCCGTCTGTGATGCCGACCTGTTTGGCGGTAATTGCGCCGCGTGTATCTGGCAAGGCGTATAGCTTGACCGGACCATCAGTAGCGGTGTGATTATCCGTCGCGCCGACCAATGCAACCTCATAACGCAGACCGTCCGCCTCAATAATATCACCAGCGGCAACAATGAATTGAGCGCCTGAACCCGTGTAACCAATAATCACGTTATTGTCAGATGTCAAATCAGAAACAGTAGGAAACCAAGCGCGATCAATAACAGAAAGTGCGTTGACCTCGGTCCTGTCAGCATCAATTAGAGCAGCCGCCGCCGCCGCCTCAGCATCCGCAACGGCATCAATTGCCGCGTCATACTCGGCTTGGGTCAAGAAGCTAACGACAACCGCACCAGCAACAACCCCAGCCGCCAAGAAGTCAGCAATATCGCCGCCAATATCAGCGACCTGCATCAATCCAAAGTCAATCTCAACAGCCGCGTATGATCCCGTACCCTGATAATACATCTTGACGGAATACGCACTGCCCTTCACACCACGGGTATTCGACCAAAGATTAACAGCAACCTCGCCACTGCCATCGACCGTCACGAATACAGGAGACGTGCCAATAGACGCGTCGTCAATGGTATCAAAGTCAGGGCGATTTAGCCTAAATTCAACCGTTGCGCTATCGAATAATACGCCGTCTGGCATTGGAAGAAAACCAGTGACGGGAACGGTTGTTAATGGCATCAATCTATATCCTTGTTTGCATTGCCACCCTGAATAAGTCATCAACGGCAGTGTCATTCATTGCAGTCAGCATGGCATCCAGAATAGGACCGCGCCGTGTGATGTGGGTTGCTTTCTGCCAGATAATAGCAGATTTAGCGTTCACCGCAAAGATTGCATCGTTCACCCCAGCATCCAGCATCGCCAGCGCCATTTGAGCCGTACTGCACTTCATGGCATCCCGCTCAGACGCCAGCAATTCATCCGCGCTAGGCTCAGGCGGGGGCGTGTATTTGGCCACTTTGCCTAGCGCCCCAGACGATGCGAGCGCCCATAGTTCGCCACTGTCAGGCTCAATAACCACCATGCTATCATCATCACGCACGGCTAGGATCATGTCACCTTCTGCCGTTTGGTATTGTAGGTGTTTATACATTATCATTTCCCTCAACACGACCGCCGACGCCAACCCAAAGATTACCACTTGCAATCTTAATCTGTCCATTATGTGTACCATCACCAAGATCCCCATTTCCATTACCTTGAAGTAGCACTTGGTCACCGTGTATTACACTAACATCAACAGTCAATGGAGATGTACCTCCAGATGATGCCAAAGTTGTTGAGACGCCATTACGTATTCTAACCACCTGTCTTGCACCCACAGATCCAGATACATAGTTAACCACGCACCTAACAGTCCCTTGCTGTAAAAATCCGTGTGAAACAGACGTACCAAAAGTAGAAGTCCCTGTGACTAATGTATTCTGCCCTTGTACCCGTAGGCTATCCCCAGCCACAAGCGTCCCAAGTGCTGCGAACCGCAAGTTAGGCGCTCCTACATCACCATTCGCAATTGCATCAGGGTTGTCACGCAGTGCGAACATAAGTTCCTGCGTAATCGGGCTGCCGCTGTCAACCTCGCCATCTACTATTTCACGATACGCCATTAAAATATCACATACGGACCAGTGCCGTCCCCAAATTCAAGTGTTGCCTCATCCACAATATACGCCCCATTGATCTTTTGCGCCACACTGGACGCATCATAATCAGGACGCCCGTTTTCCGTTATGAAACCGAACCGCCCTCTAAATTGATACGTTTCCGCCGTGACCTCTACAATATGGCCGGGGTCAATCTCTTGCGTCTTGGTGACCTGCATTTGAGTAGGTGAACTTGCACCCGTCACATCTTGAACAACGCGCGTTGTTGCCTCAATCAATTCCGCAACTTCAAGCGCGGCACGGTCTTTGATATCAGCATGAAACGAAATACGTTGCGGTGTATCGCGGTAACGGTTCTTTAGCCGCTGCGACACTGCCGACGCAACCGACCGAATACCATCATTACCAAGCCATGGCTGATAGATTTCCTTGATGCGCGTTTGGTCGTATTCGTTCGCGCTTTCCGCCTGCAAATCAGCCGCAACATATAGGTTCTTGTAGTTCTCTGAATTGGTCGTGCTTTTGGAGTAGTCAATCACGCCATGATAAAACCATACTTGAGACAGCCGTTGGTCGTGCAAGTCCTCGGATGTAATGGTCTTTTCTAGGATGTTGCTTTCGTCGCTGATAGGCGTGATGGTTTCCGTTAGACCTACAGGGCGGTTGGCTTTCAACTTGATCTCTTGCGCAATCTTATCCCACCAAAAGATAATACCGAACTGCGCAATCTCACCAAGCAATTTAGCGACACCAATAGGCTTTGGAATGGTTCTGGTCAGCACGGTGGATGCCAACCAAGTATCCAATTCAGTCACCCAATCGGCATAGGGAATGAATGCCGTATCAACGCCCGCAAAGTCACGCAGCAATTCACGCGCCACATCGTACACCTTGGCACCGTCAACCACATAGGCTTGCTGAAATGTATCATCAGCGCCGTGCGATGATGCCTCAGTTCCGTCCAAGCCGCGCCCCGTCAATGTCACCACGTCGCCTGACCGCGTGAACGATACGATCTCTGACCCAATGGACGCTTTGCCGGATGCATCATATTCGTCGCCGACCGTTGCAGGGGTAAGCGTTAACGTGGTGGCGATATCATCAATATCATCGTCTAGCCGACCGTTGCTAGGCGTGGGGCATTGGCTTAAATCCTCATCAGCCAGCTTTAGGGGATCTTGCGCTGTGATCTGAACATTGCCATCAGCATCCGGACCAACCCATTCCGTAATGATGTAATGCAGCGTATTCATGCTGGCAATATCATCGCCAACGTAGCCATTCTTGACCCGTAGCGACCGCCCGTAATAATATGGGAACCTTGCCCGCAACTTGCCAAAGTATGTGCCCTGCGACGTGTCATGGGCGCGTTCTGTGACGTATGGGTCTGTGATCTGATCGCCCCACTTGAAGTCACGAAATGATACCGTGACCCGTTCGCGCTTTCCAAGTGACCCTAGCCGATCATCAACCGCGCCCAACGTGATCTCAGTCGGGTTGGTGCTAACCGATTGCAGCGCTGGCCACACGATCTGCCCGTATATTCCAGTGCGTTGGTTCTTGCTGAACGTCAGCGTTTTGTCAGTGTTGACAAATGCGTCTTGTGTTGCGGATGTTGGGCATGTGGCAAATGTATTATAGCACTTGTCGGCACTATCAACGCCAAGCACGGCAGGACAATCACCCGCGCCATACGATAGGCTGCAACTGTCAATGTCGATTTCTACTATTTGCAAAGTCTCACGGCTAGACATGGTAAGCCCTCCCCTGCATCCCAAACGACATCAAAGCGCGCGGGCCTGAGTTGGTGGGCTGCACAATACTGCCAGCGCCACGCCAGACAGAATGCAGGTCACCATACTTGCCCGGACGCCATGCCCAAAACGCACCTTCACCACGGTTCCAGCGCCGCTGAAACGCAAGCCATGTGGCGCTCCGAATAAACGCATCCGGAATGTGATCAAACTGCGCTGCAATATTAGACCCGCGCTCAATATATGCCGTCGATACCAATTGCGCGCCTTCTGTGACGTTCGTATTCAGGTCAACAATGGTCGGCGTCAATATCGGCGTGTACCCTTGGTAAATCCGTTGCGGTATGATGATCTCGGACCCGATCCAGATAACGCCAATGGACTGATCCCCAGACGCACCCGCAATGGATACACGCCAATAATCAGCCGACACGGGATCGAACCGGAAACCCATGGCCGTGTCATCCGTTGGCGTTATCGTGCCTACATCAGTCCATGCCCCGCCGCTATTGGTGCTATATGCCACGGTCACTGCGCTTGTAACGTTATGCGCTGCAATGCCGATAAATGACACCACCTGAGCGGCGTCAAACACATATTGCCATGTTGCGGCACCCGTTGCAGGCGTCACTACCCAAGGATCATAGGTGCTACCTGATACGGCATTGACTGCGGCGAGAACCTGAGTGCCTACCGTGGTCGATGCCGTGCCAGTATCAATCGCACCCGTCACAAATGGGTTGTTGACCGTGCCAGCCGATACAAGCGCAGATGCCCGCGAAATGGTTGTTGTTATTGTCATCGTGCCACCGTTATTCTAAGCCCTCTATCGCCCGCCTCATCCTGCAACCGTTCTAGCAGACGCCCCACATCCATGCCATCCATCAACTGCCCGCTAGACAGTCCAGACACGCGCACGTCTAGGGGTTGTTGCGATGCGCCTTGTGGGGTTGATGCTGCACCTGCGCCACCACCACTGCCCCCACCGCCGCTAGATGATGCAGACTTGAGGGCAGAAATGCGAGCGGCACTATTGGCAACTGACAACGCAGTATAAGCCGCCGCCAATGGTGGACCGCCCGCCTGCATACCCTTTTCCCATGCAGCTTGCGCCGAACTGATGCCGCTCACAACGGCCTCGGCAATCGCAAACGCCTTGCCGATCTGGAACAGCTTCTCATTGCCGGACTGCATCAACTGCGCACCCTCGCCAAAGAAGTCTTTCATGATAGCAAGGTTGCCGTTCAAGCCTTCGTCCTTGATGCCTTTTAGCTTGCTCTGGTATTCCTTTTCCAGTCGCAGCTTAGCCTCATTATGCCCGCCAAGCGCCGCCAATTCAGCCTCGTTAGCCATTGCCAGCAAGTCCATACCTTCTGCGCGCCATTCGTCAACGGTTTCGCGCTCTGTCTTGAGGCTATCGACTAGGCTCTCAATCCGCGCTTGGTTTGGGTCTGTAGCTGAACCAGCACCGCCACCAGCACTACCTTTATTCAGGCTTGCATTGATTAGGTCTTGCGCAGACTTCCCGAGATTTCCAGTTCCTGCGCCACCATCGCGGCCAAACGGATCGCCAAACTTTCTAGGATCGCCACCCCGCCCGCTATATTCCATGGATGATTGCAGGTTTTGCAAAGACATGGCCGCATTTAGTGCGATGCCAAGATTGCCAGCAAGACGAGCAGCCTCTTGCGTTGCACTGAATATGGGGCTTGTAATATCAACGCCAGCAAGCACAAGAGCCTTTACACCAGCATAACCTAACTGAGCAACAAGGCGTTCTGCTTCTTTTGATACATTTTGACTAACCGCCCAAATTTCACGTTCTGCATCAGCAAGAGCGCGGGCAGACGATTGCAATCTAGCTTTTTCGCTTTGCTGGCTTTGGATGGTGGAAAGCTGATCTTTTAGAACCGACAACTCGGCAACGGCTTCTTTGAGGTTCTGCGATGCCGCGCGCTTGTTTTGCCCCCTCGCAGTTAAAAGGCGTTCTTCTGCGTCTGCAACCTCTTTTGTTTTTGTGGCAATCGCGTCCATAATCGCCAATTCGTCAGACGTTACGCCAAGACGCATTTGACGCAATTCAAGATTTAGGTTTGCACTGCTTTCCCTTGCCGCATCAAGACGCTTTGCAAATTCATCGGCTTCTTCACCAGCAGATAGCGCGCCAACTGCCCACTGCACCAACGCAGCACCGCCAGCAACGACACCGATGGTCATTAGCGACATAGGGCTTGCCATCGCAGCCAAGCCCCCCACAATGCCCTTAAACGCGCTTTGCCCGCTGTTCTTCATTTGCTGGAATACGCCGGATACCTGCGTACCTTGCTGCATGGCGAGCATTAACGGGCTTTGGCCAGCCGCAAGCATCATTCCGATATCTTGAAACTGGAACATGAGGTTAGTGGTGTGGGCAGATGACGCTTTCATGCTGCGACCCAAGCTATCAACTTGCGCCTTGGCTGTCTTTAACGGGGCGGTAACCCCAGATGCCTTTGCGGACGTTTCAGAAAGCCCATCGTTGAACCTGTCAAGATTGACAGTAGCCTGTGCGGTGTCGGCGGTTACCTGAACCTCAATCTTTGGTAGCGCCATTCCGTTCCGCCTTCACTTTATCTGCCCATGCCTCAATCTCGTCCATGCGGCTTTCGGTTATATTAGTGCCACCAACTTTAGGTTCGCCAACATTGAACCGATATTCAACAAACCATTCCGCCATAGTCATGGCCCAAAACTCAGAAGGCTGTATCCCCCATTGTCGGGCCATGATGTAGAAGCTATCCCAGTCTATCAACTGATCAGGACCAACGCCATAAGTCGGCGCTACTTGTCGGCGGCGCTGGCCTCTGCCTTTTTTGGCGCTTTATCCTCTGGACTTAGCGCATTCATAATCTTGCGATATAGCGCCAAAACATCGGACGGGTCAGACGATTTAATGTCCTGATAGATATCATCCTCAGTCACGCCATCCGCACCCGCTTGGACCATCGTGATAGCGATGATAGTTGACATCAGCGCCGCTTGGGGCTTGCCTGCGCTTACCTGCCATTCGACGTGCATAAGGCTAATGCCCTGCAATTCGATGGCCTTTAGAAGTGACATCGAAGGGATCAGCTTATATTTTTTGCCGTTCCATTCGATCTCTGTTTCACGAAATACACTCATATTTGCCTCCTAAATGAGTTATTATGCTGGGGTAAACGTCACGCCACCAGACGACATGATAGTTGTGCTTGCCGTGATGGCGTTCGCTCCGGTTTCGCCCGTGATCTCGAAGTTTCCCAAAAACCATGTTCCAGAAAGCGTACCCAGATCGCCTATAGTGATGTCAAAATCATAAAGCTCAGTAGGGGCGCTATCAAACGCCAGTGCCGCCAACACGGTATCCTCCAAGATCAATTCCGCAGAAACATCAATCGAAAATGTACCAACGACAGGCAGAAGCTTTCGGACGCCAGCATCGCTCTTCGTGGTGATGTCGATGCTCTCACGGTTGACGGTAATCGAGCCAGTAGTTTGGCCCAAGATATCCACAGCACCAGTGCCGGGATCGTATGCAATCAATAACGCGCGGCCTGCTGCTGCTGCCATGGTGTATCACCTCTGATAAAGTTTCTTTGCCTGACTATAACAAAAACGCTTGCACCGCGCAAAAAGACGTGCTACCAAGTACATGCCAACATGAAAAAAGGAGATATGATATGGCTGTTGCGTTTTTCTTTATGATCGTTATTTTCGGTGAAGCTGCTAAAAGTGGTGCTTTGCCGGGAATGTAACTAATATGGGCGGGCTGTAATGGTCCGTCTATCGAGCGCGGCTGATTACTTGGGAGAGAACTAGGCCGTGTCAGTAGCAATAATGCTGGCCTAGACGCGCTCAAATTACCGCAGTTGATGTGGTGTGACTACAACAGATGAATGAGTTTGCTTGTGCATTTCAAAGTAATCTGACGAAGGTGTCACACCTCATGAGTTGCGGCGAGTGGTGAAAATGGTTTCAACGCCTGCACTTTGACAGCTTGCGTTTTGCATGGGTCAGATAAAGTCGCAGGAAAAGCGGGTTCGATCCCCGCCCGCCGCAACTCAGCCAATCCCCCACATATCATCCGGCATCGAACCCGCGTACATCGTGACGGCATCTTGCATCACGTCGTCTATGATATCGTTTATTTCCATTGCGCGGCCTCATGTGTGGTTGACATGGTTATGATAGCGTGTAATGTGGGGTGTAGGAAATTATGGAGAATGATGATGTTCGCAGAGGGAAAGCGCGGCCAAATTCAAATGGCCTACGTGAGAATTTGCAAAGATAGCGGTTTTAAAATGGACGCCATTGACGCCGCAAACCTAACGGCTAGAATTATGGGGTGTCACGGTATAGAAGTAATGGGCGCATTAGGATTTAAAAACATGAAAAACATAGCCTCTGGCGCACACCCATCAGCGCGTTAATGATCCACAACCCCACATCTCACCACCATCTCGAACATAGCGCGGCCATTGTCTAAATACATCGGCCCCGCATATGTGCCAATCGGAACCATGTTAAACACGCCCGTATCTGCATAATCACCCCTGAGATACCGCAGCACCGCAAGCATGGCATTATCAGCCGCAACCACGGCGTCAGGATCGGCCAGCAGGTACAGCGACACGTCAGGCCATTGGACAACGCTATCCGCACCGCCATTGGTGCCAGACATTTTGAACAGCGCAACACTACCCTTGCCATTCAAATCATCGTCGGACCATCGGTAATATTTAACGGCATATCCAGACAGCAATCCGCCATCGTCTATAATGTGGTTCTTAACGCGGTTTAGGAGTGTGATGCTCATGGTGTATATGCCTGAATTATGCGTGAAAGATCGTCTTGGATGAAGTCTTGAACGCCTTTTTCTAGGAACCGATTAGACGCGCCGGGTTTCTGCCATCGTTTCTGCGGCCCCTCATGAACGTATATCGCATAATCAGCGACGGACGTGCCGCTACTCGGATTAGTGCCAGATCGCCCCCACCCTATCTGACCTTGCGGACCTGATGGCGTCATTTCGGTGCGTCGGTATTCGGAATTGATCAACGTACTGGTATCAACCGGAACATACGGCATGGTATTGGCGGCAATCGAATGCAACATAACCGCAAGCATTTCCTCGCTCTCAATATTCACGTCTTTGATTGCCGCGTTGATTGCGTCTTGTGCGGCCTTTATGCCAGTTGCTTTGACTTTCACCCCGTCACCAACGCCACATCACCCGCGCCCCATGATTGCGTATTGGCATTCCAACCCATAACCTTGCGGATGACCTCTGCATTGCTAGGCGGCGTACCTGTAACGGTGCCAATGACCATGCGCCAACCAACCGCGACAGACGTGCCTTGCTCAATCCATACCGTTGACCCCGGCACGAACTCTTGTCCCGTGTTATCGCGCGTCAACTTGCCACCAGTCATCCAGCTACATGCCACGGTAACTGCCGTGCCGTATTGGGGTTGGTTGTATTCGTCACGCGTAACAGGCCATAGCGTCACGGTGTCGGTAAAATCCCATCGGCTTGCGGTTGTCATAACCCATACCGCCCCGATGCCCGCAACTGAACATAGCCACCGTTCGACACAAGCCCACCCACGCACCCATATTGGTCCAATGATCGCAGCGTGTTTAGGTATCCAGTCGAACCGGACTTGCGTTGTGAATACGATCTGGACGCGCCACTAACGGCGCGTTCTTGCGTAATATCACCCCCATCCGTTGCATCGCTTGCCATATGACGCACTGCTAGAATTTTAAGCTGCATCCCGATAACATCCGCAACACTATTGGCCGTCAAACATGCGTCGGCTTGGACGGTGATCGCAATATATGCGGTCAAATCAGCATCAGATGCGCCCGTACTAAACCCGTCGCGCACTTGTGTTGTTGTGATGATGTATGGCATGGCTTACCTTTCGCTGACGGAAACAATTCCGCCCGTCTGCATGGTTACGTCTGAGCCGTCAGACTTATTCTCGACCCAAATCTCTATGCGGTCGTCGGTGTCCATAGACGCAAAGCCGTGAACAGAGATAGACGCAAACGCGCCAAAAAGCGACAGTGTAACTGGACCGCTTTCCCCAAGGTCGATGTAAGCCGACGCGCTATCATCCCACTGGCGAATGATCGTATTAACCTCGTCACCAGTATCGCCAGACAGAGGAACCGTGACGTTGACCTGAACCCTGACGTTGCCCGACCCGTCATAAACAAACGCATTGTCTGTTGTGTTACTAAACCACTGCATGTCTGCGTATGTGGTGCCGCCAGCAAGTTTGGCGGGCGTATTTGCTGCTACGATGGTAGTCGTTGTCGATGACGTACACCGCCACTGACCGCCGATATACGTGTTATCAACGCCCTTGCAGCTTCTAAATCTAGCCTTAACGCTGCCCGAAGAAATGTTCGGGAATGCATCATCCGCAGCGGTTCGGAACCCTTCGATAAGCAGCCCCTCATCTGAAAGGATGTTGGCCTCCGCGAAATCACAGAACACGCCATTAGATGCCAACCCCAAGGCGTTTACGTCAGACCGGAAAGAACCACCAATAGTCAAGCCCGCGCCCGCCTTGAACACCGTGCCGGAAAAGCCGCCAATGACAATGCTCGTAAGGGACGCAAAGCCGCCGGACCAAACGCCGGACATTGTCAGCCCGTCATCGCAGAAAATAATGCCCACGCCAGACCACAAGCCTTGCCGATACGCGTTCAATTCCCCAAGCGATGCGCACCCAACAAAGTTCACGTCGTTGCACTCGACGGCCCCGCTGTTTTCGTCGTTATCCAGATCAAATACAGATGGAGACGTGATCGAGATTGTGCCTATTTGAAGGTTGCCAGCATAACTCGCGCCAGATGCGTTGATAAACATAGGCCCGCCGGAATTCGTAAGGCCAGACACATCAAAGCCAAGGCCAGCCATTTGCAAGCCGCCTTCTGGCACTTCAATCTGATCAGCGCCCAAATCTATCTGTCCATCCACTACGTAAAGGACATCACTCCGTAGAGGTGGAGTTAGATCGCTAGCCGACGAAACTATACGCTGAAACTGCGGGACGGATACGCTAGGCGCGGATGGTATGGGCGGATAAGGCATTAGTCGTCGCTCCAAATACACGCACGCACATACGATGCCCCAGCGATATCTCCCTTGGTCATTTTCGCGTAAAATACACCGCCATTGAACACGGGCGGCGTGTAAGCGGCATCACCCGGCGTAACATCTGCTGCGATGATCGTGCCGCCACTAGACGCCTCAAGATACTGCCCCGGCACAATCCCGCCCCTGAAGGTCAGTGTGCCATCTGTAGGCGTCGCAAGGGTTTCGCCGTCCGCGCCATAAAAAGATACATACACCTGATGAACGCTTGCTGATGTAGATACACCCTCAAGCGTTACAGCCCCATCCGCAATCGGGATGTTTAGGCCGTTATCCGTGTGGCGGAAATATTCAATCGGCATTCGCCAGCGCCTCCAGTTCGTCGCGTAGCTTTGATGCCTTCCAGCGTCCATCGGGTTCTTTTTCTGCCAGTTCACGGTAATCAGCGCGCAATTCTTCAAGTTCATCATCAACAGGCGCGGGGTTGACTACCATCTGTTTTTGTTCGATTGCAACAGGTGCGGAGAACCGCGCCCATGATGCAGGCGGCGCTGACTTGGTGACAAGCACGGTGCCGGGCTGCAATACGGTATGGTCAAACAAGGTAATCGGTTGGGTGAGTTCGGTTGAATGGGTCATGGTTGCTCCTTTTTCGTCGCGGCCTTTACGCCAAACATAGCGGCGGTTTCAATTTGGGTAATCGCTAAAGACTTTAGTCGACCACGCTCACCAACCCCGTCAATCCCGATACTATTGATGAGATCAATCAAATCTGCGGCTTTGCGCTTGATTTGCCCAACATCGTCGTCGCCGCTTGGGTTAAAGTCAATTCCTACTAGATATTCGCCGTGTGTCATGGTTGCTCCTATAGTTTGACGTGATGTTAGCATAAATGGACTTGACTGGCAATTTATGGGGTGATATGGGTTATGGGTAAGGAAAACATAAAGGAGATACAGAATGAAAGATGTTGCACTATTTATTGGCGCTTTGGCGGTTGTCTTTGTTCCGGTTTATGCATGGGTAACTCATATCATTTGGGTAATCAGCGCGCTGGCATCGGATGCAGGCGCTACAGGCGGTCAGATCACGCTGGGCATCATCGGTGCGTTTATGCCGCCTGTTGGCGTTATTCACGGCGCTATGATCTGGTTTGGCGTTGGGCTTTAATTAAGAACACCCCACCACGCCCTTTTCGGTGCCTATCACGGGGTGCTAGATACTGCCCGCGCTCAGTGTGGATTGGGGTTCATCTAAAACAGCAAGCGCGGGAAACGGGGCGGGAACTGCCAGAGTGCCATAACGTAACAAGGGAGAGATACGTGAATGACCTAATTGAAGCACTCAAAATAATGATGAAGCGTGGCGACGTGAAAAACCCAACGCATTGCGTACACGATGAATTGCACGTTTACCCTGCGAATTTCGACTTTACCGATGATGAACTGCAAAGGCTAAATAATCTTGGCTTTCTCCCTAACGATATGGGCGGATTTATGTCTTTCCGCTTTGGTTCGTGCTGAAATAAAAAAGGGGGCCGCAAAGCCCCCTTCTATAATTATGGCGCTACAGGTTACGCGATTTCGCGCGCATATGCCCAGCCAGTCTTGCCAGTGTAGTCCGTCTTGATTTCCAAGCCTACGTTCGCCCATGTCAGGAAATTGTAGTTGTCGAACGGGTTGGCGCGGAACAATGGAACAGTCGTTACACCCATGCCGACAAGTGGACGGATGAATTGCGAGGACAGAACCCCATAAACAACCTCGTTACCACTAAGCGAACGGTCAACCTTGATCGCAGCAGTTCCCGCCAATTCCATCAACGTTTGCATAACGGTCTTGCCAGCATCGCCAGAACCAGTGCCGTAGAACTGTTCAAGGTTTGATGCGATATCAGCCGAAACGTAATAGGTGATGTTGCCCGTGACGTTGTTGTCGATCCACAACTTATCGCGCATTGCAATCCAGCCCGCACGAATAGCAGCAGGATCGGTGCTTGTTGCAAAGTTGATATTCAAATCAGTCACGTCCAGATCAACAGCTTGAACCTTGGTCGATGTCTTGATGCCGTATGCAACAGTGCCGTTGAATGACTTGTCAACGCCGTCATAGATGTGACCCGCAATGGTATCCATCAGCTTGCGTGTTGCGTTGGCTTGGTCATCAACCAGAGCGTCAAAGCCCTCAGAGCGCTGACCTTCCATTTCCATCCAAGTCCGGCCAAAGCCAGTCTTGTGGAACAGCTTGATGGAACTGTCATAATCGTACTGCGCTTTGTCCAGTTCGGCAGGTACGCTCATATCAAGGTCAGACACGACAACACCGCTATCAGACACGGTACGATAGACGTGTTCAACTTTGCCCAATGGAAGCGCCTTAGCCAGTGGCATCAGGTCTTGCATCAGCGTCAGGTTGTTTTCGCGCATCAGTTGAGTTGTCTGGTTTTCAAACTCCAAGAACACATCGCGCGGGATGTAAGCCGCCGCGTTGGTCACAACCGCCTGACCGTCGTTATCGCGGGTCAACGTGGCCTCTTGCTTGTTGAAATACTTCCAGCGCGCTAGAACGTGGTCGCGCTGTTTCGTGTGGTTCTTGCCGGAATTACCCACGGCAAACTTGGGATCAAAGTAAAGTGCCATATTATTTATAGCCTTTCATTATGCTGTTGCAGGGACGCCAGAAGCGACATAGCGGACACGAAGGCGACCAGTTGCGCCGGATGTAGTCAACGCTTCCTCCGCAACGAATAGAACAACGTCAGGGGTTGCACCTGTTGCCGTTGCTTCGACTACAGTGCCATCACCACCAGATGCCAACATGTCACCTTTGATGATAGCTTCACCATCGGCTAGGATCACGTTATAGGTGCGGCCAACCTCGGGGATAAACGCCCGCACGTCGTCACCAACCGTAACGGCTTCTGTGACTGACTTCTGGCGGATAACATCCATGTCCAGAATATACAAGTCACCACCACCACCCGCGATGGAATGCGCCTGAAAGTCACCCGATGCGTCAAGTTCTACCAGAGTGCCGGGCAGGCTTGCGGCGGTTGCTTTTGCTTCACGGCGAATTGGTGCCGTGTTCGATGCGGGACCGGAGAATACTACGTTTGCAGTGGTCATTATTTGCCCTCCCAACCAGCGGAAAACCCAAAGTCATCATTGCCGTCATTGGCTTTGAATGCGTTCACTACACCGGGTGCCGTCTTGTGCATATTGGCAAGCACTTCAAGCGCCTCAATATCCAGCTTGGCGGCCACTTCTTCTGGCATCACGCCGCTGTTTGCGACCTTGGCAACCAGTTCGGCCTTTTTGGCTTCACTGGCTGCATTTGCCAACTTAGCCGCGTTTGCCTGCGCTTCGATCAGGGGCTTCAACGCCTCGTTTACGACAGCCGCAACGTCCATTTCCGCAAGTTTATTTACCTTGGCGGAAAGGTCGGCAAACTGTTCTTTTGTGACTTCCGTCATATCAGATACCTCGTTTGATATTGTTTCAGTTTCCCCGCCAAGACCAAGGGCCTCAAGTACAGCGGATTTGATTTGCATCCACTTAGATGCATCCTCTTTGCGCGATACTGCGCGCACGAGTTCTTGGCCTAGATAGTCGATTTCATCATCTAGGCTCGAATTAATAACGCGAACACTGGCCCCATTCACCATCATGCCAACGCCTTGATCTGGTGTTGCAGCGCCCGGTTCGTCCAGCAAAATGGCGTCGTGGTCAAATTCCATCGCGTACGCTTCATATTGCGCGGCGTCGTCTTGGCTATTACGCAGCAAGCACATAAGCCCCGTTGACGTGTGAATTGGCTTGCCTTCTTTGATCGCGTTAAGGACACGCTGGCCCATCTTGCTCTCATTGGCGCGCTCTTTGTCAATCACCTTGTCAACCATCACGCGGCCATTGTCTTGGCGCACGTTCTCGTTATACGCACCGAACCAACCAATACTAAGCCCAAGCGGTGACTTGGCGCTGATAAACTCACCATTCGATACGGGATGCCCAAGCGGTGCTGGCGTACCCTCAAGACTGGCAAAGCTGGCCTTGATCTCATCAGCAGGATATCGAATGCCATTCATTACTACGTTGTCAGGCAATGTCGCAGAACGAACCACGATAACCTCACGCCCGTTGCGGGTTTCCTCTCGGATCATGTCACCATTAACCCGCTGCGTGATATTGACCCGTACTTGTTCGCTCATGTGAATATCCTTAACATTGGAACCATAATAGCCGCTATTACCCTTGCGCGCAAATTGCCGCGCGTTGGTCCCTGTTGGCTAGATCGGGATGCGCCATGCAACGGCTGATAAATTTATCTTTACTCTCGCCCATGGATGGGGTAGGCATGTGTTACGCTCCTGTTTGGGGCAGGTTAACAAATAGCGCAAGGAGGCGCAAAGTAGATGGCAAAGCTAGTAACACCATGCTGGATGACACCTGATGGAAAAGTTTTTGAACGTGAGGTGGACGCACATAGTCACGTTATGATATGGGAGGCCATGCGTTCGTCTAGAGGGTGTTGGAAAGATGTTACTGGATGGACGCAACACAAATCAGGTAATGCCTTACTTATTAGTGACTTACCAAACAATAATACCATGATTGTTGTTCTGGAAAGCGTTAATCAGGCAAAAAGTTGGGTAAATCTTCCACAAAGCGTTGCAACGAAAAGCACAATTTACGAATTAACAACGCCAATAACACTTGATCGCGTTGTGCCACCAGTTTACGAATGGTCAGATGGAAAGGATACTTAAATGACACTGAAAAGCGATGCAAACCAAAAGCTGCGAAAGGCAGTTGCAGATATTGTAACGGCGCATGGTGAAAAAGATACGTTCGGATATGTTGGCGCGCTATGGGCCGCCGATGCAATTATTGAACTGGTTAAGAAGGAAGTGGGCAAATGAAACAGATATTTTTATTCGCGCATAATATTTGGGCAGATATTGCAGCGGAAAGTGAATTATTTTACCGCGCAACTGATGTTGATGGTGTAGTGACGTATGTATTAAAAGATGGCCTAGAACAAATCAGGACGCAGCAATAAAAATAAAGGTGACAGCATCACCATCACGTTATAGCATCAACGGGCGGCCTAACCAACCGCCCGTTTCTTAGCTGCCTGCAATCGTTCAATTAGCTTTTGCCCGAATACAGGTTCGCCATCCTTGCCGATGGTGACTTCTGTTTGCGAGCAAAGGCAATTGATCGCATTTCCCGCCTCACTATAGAATTCCGTCACCTCGTCCGTCGTGTAAAGATTGCCGTGACGCTGCATATGTGACAGCCGCGACCGATCAGGGATAAGCGCGCTGTACCAAAGCATTTTTACTTTGATGCCGAATTTATCCTCTGCATCGCGGGCCTCGTCCACACGACCACGACGCAATGCGCCCGTGATCTCAGTCCGCGCGATACGTTCGGCCCGTGTCTTGGATACCGCAAACCGACGCCGGATCAATCTAGCCACGTTGCGCGGGTTCTCGCCATCCTGCACCGCCTGAAATAACACGCGGCCAAGATCGGCAGCGGTATCACTGGCGAAACCCTCCATAAACTCAAACACACGCGCCCCGGCTAACGCAGCCCGCCGCAATACCGGATTGCTGGCCAAGTGCATTGTGACGCTGCGGGTGTAATCGTCGGACAGTCGGCTCAGGTTCTCTACAGCCTTTGCCACGCCTTCCCGATAACTTGCGTCCGTCTGGCTGGATACAACGCGCCGACCATTGCCTTGTTTCAGTGTATCAGAGATCATCGCAACAATCCGACGCAATTCGTTTAAGTCAATCAGGTATTCATAAAATGATCGGTTAAGCAAGCGCCCGTTTTGACGCGCAACAGGCAACGCAGCCCAAGCCTCAAGCGTAAGGCGTTGGGCTGCATCAATGTCCTTAAACATAGCGCGGCGTGATTTGGCGATACGATCAGTACCGCCAATTGGGTTGGATGGGTGGCGCGGGATTAGGGGGTTCACTTCCCAACCACCGCAATTGTCTGCCCGCCAACCGCCATAAACGTAGACACAAGCAATGTCACCAAGTCCTCTAGCCCATCATCGCCACGCAAGCAAGTATGGCCATTTGCGTTCTTATATGGCGTGTATTGACGCCCAACCGTATAGGCTGGCGATGTGGCGTGGGTGCATATCACTGGTTTATTCGGGGTCATACATCCACCACCAATACCAATTCAGTGCCATCCACATACCAATCCACAACGGTATCCCAATCAACGCCCATTACAGCGGCATAGCACCGCGCCGCTGTGTTGTCACGGTCGGTCATTATTCATCACCACCTTGTTCTTCGTCTCCATCTTCTTCTCCTTCTTCTTCTACAATTTCGCTAAACCCCTCGTCGCCTACAAGCGGTTCGTAGTCAATCATAGCACGTAGCTCATCTGCGGTAAAGATCATTCCGCCGCTACCCATATTCTTTTGGTTCACGTCGCTCAACCCCTTTAAGATTTCGACCTTCTCACCAAGGGTTGGCGCGGTCAAGTCGGACCAATCAATATACCAGTCACGCTCGGGCAACACGCCGACGCGTTCCAGCTTTTCAATGATGTCCATGATATTAGGGACCACCATCATTGAACGGCGGCTCATGTTGATTTGCGCCCATTCACGCGCATCCTCGGTGCTGGCCCGTTCGCCCGTCTGCATACCCACAAGCACCTTCTGCGGGATAGGCCAGCTTGCCGCGATCTCTTGCAATGCGATATTGTAGAAGTGTTCAGGCGATGGCAACGTGACCGAAAGCGTCTTGGCTTCCATGCCTTGAAGGATCAGCGATACATCGAACCCCTTGGACCACTTTGCGACAACATCATCAAGCGCGTCAGGCAATCCGGCCGTGTCAGTGCCAAGCATCGCGGCAAGTTGGTTGAAGTCCACATCTGGACTAGCTTGCAATACGGGTTGCGCTTTGGCATTCTTCCAGAAGCCCTCACCACCCGCGCCCCTGATCTTTTCCACGTCCATCAGCGCGTTATAGCAGCTTTCCAGTTTGCTTTCGCCCCATGTCGTGCGATCCTTTGACCACACATAGACGCGATCCGGGTGCACCGTGAATTGGCGCATTTTGCCAGTTTCGTTATCAACCGCATTTTCATTGAACATAAACATCTTAGGTTGACCGTAGCTTTCAGATGTTGGGTCAGTATGCCACTCGGAAACTTCTAGCTGTTCCTCCCATGCAGGAATAACACCCACAAGCCCGTTAATACCCCCAGAAACGGCACCTACAGGTTGATCCCATCTATTACCATCCGCAAGCCGAAGCAACACGCCAGCGTATTTGCCAACCATGCTGCGGGTGTCAGTTTCAGCAAGCGATTGCCACAACCGGATACTGCTGAACTTCTGCCGTATCGTGAGTTCTAGGCCCGTTTCCTCGTGGTCATCCTCACTCTCACGCAATGCAGGTTGATCTTGCCAAGTCTTGCCAGCCGTGCGCGTAACAAGTGCCTTTGCAATACCATGGCGTCGATACATCCGATACGCCGAATTGAAGTCAATTTCGGTTTCAGTCGGGTATCCAAAATCATACGCCAAGTTGTGCTTTGGGTTGCTGTTTGGCATTGCGCCAAAGATGTTTTGGCCGGGGTTGATGTAATTCCCCACCATTCGCGCGGCCATTGCTTGGTTAGCTGTCAGTTTCATATTCATTTCCTGTATTTTTGCTTAACCATGATGCCAACGCTTGTTACACCCACTTGGATAGGACTATACGCCATTATGAACGCATCCGCCATGTTTGGCGACTTCACATCACGCTTGGCTAGGTCTTTCTTGCTTTCAACCTTGCTCTTACCCGTCGGTGAATAGTCTTTATGCGGCGTTGACAATTCAATCAATAATGCCTCAAGGTTTTTGCACTTAGATGATATTGATATAACGTCGCTGGGGTCAATCTCTGCACCCTGCGTCACGGCCATATGTGTTGCGCGAACACGATCAGCCACACCGAACCACGCCTGCGCCTTGATGTTTTCAAAGTGGTCCTTATTCAATACGCCCGGTTGATATTCCTTATCGGGGTTCACAACGCGGCTACCTGCATTGAATTTGCGGTACACCACATTAGCCTTTTCAGTCTCGTTGATTGCCTTGAAATGAGCGCCCGCCGATGCCCCAACGCCAATGCTGTCATAATCAATTTCAGCACCATGTTCGCGGGCTAGTCGATATGCCCTGCTACATGATTTAAGTAATTCATCCTCTTGGCCCTTCCATTTATCAACGGCCATGCAAAGCTGACCATGCGTGACAACCGTAGAGTTAAGGTCGCCACCATCGTCTGCAATGTCGAACCCAACACGACGCCGCCCTGTTGGTTCGATCCCCAACTTGATATGCGCGTCAATGCAGCTATCAAGGAACGTGCGCTTGATGATTGCCGCGTCATCATTGGATAGCGCCTGACCTTTATAAATGTGGTCGTATGCGTCTGGATCGACTAGCTTTAGGCGTTCGGCTTTCTTTCGCGCTGTCTCTGGCAGGAATGGGTTTTGGTCATAGTTGATATGCCGGATAACGCAATCATCCTCGCCAAGCACCGTTGGGAGTTTGGCTTGCACAAAATCGGTTTGAAGGCGCGGGTTCCATAGCACCCAAACCTGACTGCCTTCTTTCCGGATTGTAGGGTCAATGACTTGCCATTGCGCCTCGGTAAGACCCTCACCTTCCTCAATCCAGCAAATGTCTATCCCTTCGGTGCCTTTGATTTCTTCAATATTGCGCGCGATGCCATAGAACAGGAACTCAGAACCCGTTGACTTGTGACGGATAGTTGACACGCCGATATCAAATTCATCGCGCCATCCAATTTCTGTGATCTTGGCGACTAGGATCGTGTAAACGCTATGACTGATACGGCTTTGGAATTGGCGCAAACACAAAAAGCGCACAGAAAAATTGCCCGCTAGATATACAGCAAAGCCCGCCGCATCTTGTGTCTTAGACGAAAACCGCCCGCCCTTTAGCAACTTATACGGACGCGGGTCCGTCCAAAAGTCACTCAGGTTCGGGTTTAGCTGGTACATCTTGATCCTTGTAGAAGTCAGACAGATTGCGACCCTTTGGCGACATAGACCCATCTGCGCTAGACAGATCAACGGATTGTTTCGCCTTGCCTGCGTTACGGTCAATCGCGTCATTGATGATCTGGTTGGCGGCTGCGGTCACGATTGCAGGCACCAATTCATCAGGGGCGTCTGCGAGGTCATCCGCAAGCGCTGATAGGGCGTCTAGTTGCTTGTCACGCAATGCGAGCGCCTTGTTATGCTGTTCGTAATGCCGTTCGCGCTGCTTAGACGTAAACCCACCCTTATTGATATCGTCGGGACGCTCACCAAAGCCACCCTTGCCGCTTGGGTTGTTTACCGTGCCTTTTTTAACGCCTGCCATAACATCCTCCGTTGATGCCCCCAATGGAGGCGTCGCTCTACAGAAAAGGAGAATAAACTGGAACGCCGCCACGTAGCGACGGGAGGCGCGCACTACGCATAATCAACATAGCCTATTGACGCGGCGTCGGCAAATTGGTATCGGTTGATGGTAAGCATGAAAAAGGAGATTGATATGCAAACGGGAACGCTTAAAGAACTGGACGTTAAGGCTGGGGATGTGGTGGAGTGTGTTGGCATCATGGATGGTAACGCTGGGCTTGGAGAAGTTATGACAATCAATTCAGACGGTGATGCATGTAAGGCTGGGTTTGGTCTTTTTGACCCGATATATGACGAACGATACAATCGGACATACCGCATCATCTCACGCGCCAACACCACACCAACAACATGGGCCGAAGTGACCGACGCGGAAAAAGGTGCGATCTTGTTGGCGGTGCATAATGGTTCGGACATTGAAGCCATCGACCCCGCCGACGAATGGGATACATGGGAAACTGTAGGTGCGTATTCATTTGGCGAACGTATCGCATACCGCATCCGTCAAACGCCCTCTTGGTTGCCGCTTGTGGTTGGCGGTAAGTATGCAACCTATACAGGCGACAGGGAATGCATTGCTGTGATTGATGGAAAGGCGTGGTTGACATCTGGTGGTGATACTGCGGCTTATACATGGGACGCAAATACTGGAGCAACACTCAGCCTTTTCGGACATACTGACTACAACATCACGGGGCTTGCGAAATGATTGAGGCAATTATCACATTTGCGAACCTTGCCGCGTTCTCATTGCCGTTTATTGCCTTAACATATTGGATTGAAAAATGACCGTGTATCTTGACCTTTTGTTTTCGTTAGTAGGATTTGGGTTTCACATATACGGCGTGTACCTGTGGGCGTGGCGAAATGAAACGCTGGAGGCAATCATGCTTGTTATTTTGGGTATGGGGATGATGCAATGACCATATGGAAGTCCGGCAACGTGAACCGCTGGCATAATCACGACAACCACGCCTTACGCAATAGCACCGACACCAATTGGCAACATCAAGCGCGTGTTGCGGTGTTGTTGTGGCAAATCGCGCCACATCTTGCAGACGCCAATACAATCATGGCGGCACTGTTGCATGATGCACCTGAAAAGATAACAGGCGACAACCCCGGACCTGCAAAAACTGGCGATCTAAAGCGTGTTCTGGGCGCACTGCATGATAAATACATGGTTGATAATGATCTGCCATTTGCAACATCATCGGCGCATGGCATGGCAATCAACATGTGCGACAAGCTGGACGCCTACCTATGGGCGCGATATATTGACCCGCGCATTGTGGACTGTGAGGCATGGCAATCTCAGCTATCACGCGCGGCTGTAATTTCGGCTGATCTAGGCGTATCTGATAAGTTTTGGGAGGTAGTGACCAATGCAATCGATTGAAAAGCTAAGGGACCGTGTAAAGTCCGGTATGCCATATGAGGTGGCGTATGGTCTTGAATACGTTCTGATGCGTCGCGGCGTGGAGAAGTTCAACGGCAACAAGTGGAGTAAATAAGCGCCACCGGGGCAGGAACCGGAAACGATTAAGTGCATGGTTGCCATCATCAAGGTTGTGCGTCGTGGAAATACATGGGCGAAAGACATTGCGCCGTTGGTTGGTCGTAGCGTCAAAAACATTGCGCGTTGCCTTGATGCTCTTGTGACTGAGGGTGCAATTAAACCCGTTGACAGGCACGGGCACAAAGGGCGGTTGTTTGCGATTGATACGCATGCAGATGAATTCTTGGACGCATACGATACGCAAAAAAACATGTTTGATTGACACGATCTGCACAACTGATAATGTACCCGTAGCTTAACAACTGCGGGTATTTTTATGTCTATTTACATTCAAGACACATGGTCAGGTGAAGGTAGTCTTTTCTCTGATACTGCGTTTTGCAGCGAAAGGGAAAGCCATAGCGCATTACTTGGGCCAGACGGAAAGCCGCTACAATATCAGCAACCGCCCAAAATTGGCTTTGATCTAACACCAAAAAGGAGAGGGCTATGAACCTATCAACATTAACGGCGGAACAGCGACTATGGGGCAAGGTATTGTGCCAGATGCTACTGGACGCAATCGAAGGGCCAGAACCGTTTAGGGCTAGTCCTAGTGGCGGTGAAGATAAGAGTGAGGAATATGAAAGCCGACGCATATCACGAGGTCAGGTGACTGACATGGATGAGGCGTTCTGCTTTGCTTGTGATGCAATGGATTGGGATCCAGAAGTCATCAGGGATAGCTACCTCGCGGGCAACATGACCCGCGAAGGCGTTTATTATGTGATGGAAAAGCTAACTAACCGTTAAACATTGCCGTCATACCGCTAGGCGTCGATGGTTCTTCACGTAAATACAGAACTATCGACGCGGGCAGGTAACCGCGCAACTTATTGATTGCATCGGCTTCGATCTGCCGAATACGTTCTCTTGTTACGCCAAGTTCTGACCCGATAACATCAAGCGTAAACCCGTGCATCCGCGCCGTGATTACGGTGCGATGCCTTGGTTTGAGCTTGTGCATCGCCGCATTGATGTATTCGGATGGGCTATCTTTGCATCCATTGGCGTCAATGATTGTGTCA